TCACAAAGAGTTTTACCACATTGATCACAACTTGATATTTGATGTAGTATACCTCTTTTTTTATTTAATAATGTACGTTTTGTTTTTTTTTTAATATTTTCATATGTATCTTTTAAATATTTTACGCCTGGTACACTATCTAAAAAAGTAGAAACATCCTCTTTTTTATTATCAATAAATAATTGTATACCTAAAGAATCTGCTATATTTTGATCTGTTTGTTGATCCAATTTTTCTAATTTATCTTTTATTTTTTGTCGTAAAGTTCTTTCATCTTCTAATTGGTTTTCTATCTTTTTATTCATTTTAAATTTTAAATACTGAATATGTACTATTTTTATAAATAAAAGTAATACTACTACTCCTAAAAATATTATTGATATACTACTTATTTTACTACTATATAATGTTGTAAAATTTTGAAATACTAATGACATATTAATATATTAATATATTTTATTTTTTATTAAATAATAAATTATATAAAATATAATTTATATTAATTATATTTCACAACGGAATATCCATTATCATTTACAACAATGTCTCATTAATTAGTTAGTTTAAAATTTTACAACATTATATAGTAGTAAAATAAGTAGTATATCAATAATAGTTTTAAGTTAAGTAATACTACTAATATAAGGAAAACCTAAAATAATACTTATGATAATGTTACCTAACTTGTTAATGAAAATATTAATAAACCATAATCACAATAAATAATAAATACACTATTAAAGACTTAAATAATAAAATTCTCATAATGCAAATTCTGGAATATCGTATATTTAAAAAGTATTACTACAATTTAATTTACTTTAATTACATCTACTAATATTTAAATGAAATTTACTTTATTAAATTTATTATAACTATTATAAGTAATATAAGTTAGTATTTAAAAATTAAAATATAATAAAAATTATAATGAAAGACCTATTTGTTGCTATTATCACACCATTTGATGAGAATTTTCATATTGATTATAAAAGTTTAACAAGATTATTAAACCATTTATTTAATTCACCAATTACTGGAATAGTTGTTTTAGGAACAACTGGGGAAGCCCCTTGTCTAAGTAATACTGAGAAATTAAATTTAGTAAAATTTATATGGTCCTATAAAATTACTAACAATTATAGAAAACAAATTATTGTAGGGATTGGAGGAAATAATACAACAGAATGTATAGAATTTGGTAAAACAATTAAGGATTACTGTAATTATATAATGATTACTGTTCCTCATTATAATAAACCTTCACAAAATGGAATTTATGAACATTTTAAAACAATATGTAATTATTTTGAAAATACGAAATTTATTTTATATAATATTCCATCAAGAACAGGAGTAAATATGACACCTAAATGTGTAGAACGATGTTATAAAGATTTTAAAAATATTGTTTCAATTAAAGAAAGTTCTGGATCAATTAATCAAATAATGGATATCAAATCATCATGTAATATTAATATTTTTTCTGGGGATGATGTGTCTATTATATCTACAAATTCATTAGGAGGAGTTGGATTAATTTCTGTAATTGGTAATCTTATTCCTAATCAACTTTCTGAAATGATATTTTGTGAAGATCCAGAAGAACAGTTAAAATTATTTTATAAAATGTATGATTTGATGAAAATAATTTTTATAGATACTAATCCAGTTCCAATTAAATATTTATTACAACAATTAAATATTATAGATAATTATAATGTAAGACTTCCATTAGTTGATTTAGATGATGAAAATAAAGAAAAATTAGAAAATTGTTTTAATAGTTTTTTAAAATATTAATATTTTAATATATGCAATTTGATGTAATTTATTGCATATTTGCATATTTACGTATATTAACTTATAAAATTGATTTATTTATTATAAAATAAATATACTATGCCACTCATTCCTATTACTTATCAAATTAATAATAAGATTATTGAAGATAATGTAAATACTCAAATTAAAATAAAAGGAATAGAAAAAATTTTACTTACAAAAAAATATATAATTCAATATAAAAATGATATCTCAGTAATTAATATTGCATTTATAACTGGAACGAAATTATCATTAAATACATTAAACTCTTACGGAATAACTCCTAAGACATTAGAAGATTATAGAATTAATTCACAATGTTACTTAATTAGTTTCACTAATTTAATTCTTAAACAACTATCAATTGACTGGAAAACATTTAAAAATTTTATTACTTGTCAAGTTCCATTTGAAAATTCCAATATTGATGTTAATATTAATGTTATTAAAGAATATATTCCAGATGAAAATTTTAGATTCGCAAGTGAAAAATTTACAAATATTAATAATGTAGAACCAAATACTAACTGGAATAAAAATTATAAAATTAAAAGTAATTTAGAATTAGAATTTAATGGTAAAATTCCAGTTATATTGGAATAAAATATTTTATAATTAAAAAAAAAGAAAAGATAATTTAAATAAAAAACATGGGTAGATAAAAACAAGGAAAATACTTATAAAAAATAAAAACAAAATTAAATGTAAACATCTACACACTATATCAAAAGGAAGTTTATGTAGTAATTTAAAAACATAAAAAATCTATAGAAAGTTAAAAAAATAAAAAAAAATATATGCCTCCAACAGGAATCGAACCTGTGTCGGTGCATTACAAGTGCACTGTTCTACCACTAAACTATAAAGGCAGTAGATGGTCATACTGGGGCTCGAACCCAGGACAAAAGCGTTATTAGCACTCCACTCTACCGACTGAGTTATACGACCATTGATTTTTTTAGGGAATTAAACAAGTTATATTATATCATATCATAAAATTATCTTTAAGTAGTTATATATAATATTATTATTATTATATTTTCTTGAAATTAATTATTAATTTTTTATTAATTTAAAATAATAATCAATATGTGCAAATTCTGATATAAATCATAAACCTATAAGAAAAGTTTCAATAATAGTTTTAAGTTAAGTAATACTACTAATATAATAAAAATTATTTATTGTTATATTACTCACTATTAATTATTTTGCAAAAAAATAATTTTATATGTTTTTATGATGCTCTATATTATTAAACATGAATTCTACATAACCATCTTGATAAGTGTCTACATTTACATTTACATTCATGTTCATAATTATCTTGGTAATTACTTTGATAATTTAAGGGAAAAATAAAATCTACATTTGTAGGTTTTTTAGATTGATGTCTTTGACAACAATGACAACCTAATAAGTATTTTATAAAGTTGTTTGATTGTTTTTTTGTAAAATTGTTTTTGAGTAATAAATCATAATAAGTATGATTATTCCCGGTTGTGTGTCTATTATTATGTAGTTTTACACATTTTTTATTTTTTTTATAGTATAAATAATATTGTAAATTATAGAAAAATTTTAAAGAATACGTATAATATGAACTTTTTTTATAATATTTAAATAGTATTTTATTTAGTATATCATCAGGAAATTTAATAATTTTCATGATTAAAAATTTAAGTATTATAAATCAATTTAATTCAAAAAGATTTATTTTCGTATTTAGAATTATTTAAAAAATCCTCAGTAATTACTTCTATTTTTATAATTTATGTAACCAAATATGATTGATTTATTAGTTGTATAAGAAAAAAATATCCTTTTATAAACTACAAAGTATATCTTTATATATAATTTAATTATCATATAAAAATTTACTTTTAATAGATATACAAATTAATTTTTTATCAACTTCATTTTGTTGTTGTTCATCATTCTATATCATAAAATTTGGTCTGTAATTCCAATATAATCCTGCACTATGTCAAGTAGTTCTTGAAGTTAATTTATTTTTTTCTAATAAAATTCCATTAAGACCTAATTTGAACAATTATATAATATTGATGTACCAGAAACTCCACCACTAATTACTATTAAATTATACGTATTTTATGAAAAATTTGTAATATTAGTTGAAAATGTTGAAAATATTGAAAAATAATTATTAAGTAATTTAAGAATATATTATTTATATAATATAAAAACAAAATTAATTAATATATATATATATATATATATAAATGAATATTGCTATTGTAGGTATTACAGGATTAGTAGGGCAAAAATTATAGAAGTATTGAATAGATTAAAATATCATATAAAAAATCTTATTCCAATTGAATCTAGTAAATCATATGGAAAAATTATAAATTTTAGAAATAAAGAATATATTATAGATAAAATAAATGATATTTTAGATAAAAATCCAGATATAGTTTTTATGGCATGTAATTCTAATATTTCAAAAATTTGGTGCCAAATTTTAAGAGATAATAATATTTGGGTTATTGATAATTCATATGCATTTAGAATTGAAGAAAATACACCTTTAATTATACCTGAAATTAATTCATATTTAATTACAGAAAATACTAAATTAATTTCTAATCCAAATTGCAGTACTGCACAACTAGTAATGGTTTTAAATCTTTTACATAAATTATATAGAATTAAAAGAATTGTACTATCTACATATCAATCTGTTAGTGGTGCAGGTTATGAAGGTATAGAACAATTAAATAATGAAAGATTAAATAAAAATTGCAATACATCAAAGGTTTTTAATGAATACATTGATTTAAACTGTATTGCTTTATGTGGTGATTTAGATACTAATACAAATTATACAGAAGAAGAAATTAAATTAGAAAAGGAAACTCCTAAAATTTTAAATGCTGATATTAAAGTAACAGCAACTACTGTCAGAGTACCAATTATAAGAGGTCATTCTGAATCAGTCAATGTAGAATTTGAAAATCAACATGGTATATTAGAAATATATAGAGTTTTATCTAATACAGAAGGTGTTAAAGTTAATGATATTTTATATCCCAACTATGTAGAAAATAAATTTGATGTATTTGTAAGTCGTATTAGACAAGATTATTCAAAAAAAATTGTATAAATTTATGGATTGTAGCAGATAACTTATATAAAGGAGCAGCACTTAATTCCGTACAAATTGCTCAACAAATTTTATACAAATTTTACTAAACATAAACTGTTTCAATTCTTGATAGTATTCCATTTCCATTACATATTCTATAATGAATATGTCTATTTAATTTTCCTTTGTAATTTACTATGTATTCAGAAGGTTTTCTAACTTTTAATATAGCTATACCATTGTCATCGGATCTTACAACTCCGTTATTACTATAATCTCCATATGCATCATATGGATTATCAAATATACTTTCTGAACTTTCACTCGCCCAATAAATAATATTAGTATTAGGAATAGTTTTTATTTTAATTTGTAAATTATAATTTTCAGGACTTACTTCTTCTAATTTATCACATGGATATACAGTATGTCCTAAAAATGGAAGTAATGTATCACGTTCAAAAAGTAAAACACCACAAATTCCAATTATTATATAAATTATTTTTTTAAAATTTGTTATTTTTAAATAATTACCTAATTGTTCTATTAAATTAAATTTTAATAATGCTATTGATAGATAGTTAATAGACCCAAATATCGCAATTAAAATTAAAAATTTATGTAAATATATTTGTATTTTAGTATCTTCTAATTTATTCATTATATAATAATTAAATATAATAAATATTTAAAATAATAATTTAATTATAAATAAATGTCAGGTCATTATGATTATTCTTCATTTTTAAAAAAAAATCCTGAAGATATTAATATTTATAACGTGCCGATAGTTCAAGCTAATGAAGAAAATATAAAAATTATGGAAGTTTTGTAAAAAATTTTGAAAATGAAAATGTTATTAATGTACAATGACCTAAGGAAAAAAACGTATATTTAAAAATGGTAAGTATATGTATACTAGATAAATAGATAAGTTAACTGGATTGGAGGCATTACCAACACATGGTGTATTTAATAGTTAATATGATGATAAATATTTTTATAGTGAAAATACTAGTGTAGAAAATGGTAAATACATAATTGGAGTTCGACCAGAAAATGAAAAGGATTTATATTTTTATACTTCTGTTATTAATTCACACGAATGTGGAGGACAAGTTATTATAAATATTAATAAAGAACATTTTCTACTATTACTATCCAAAGCAGATGATTTTATAAAACCAGAAGATTGTATACTATTTTATTTTGATAGAACTTTAGTATTTCAAATTTATCCAAAAATTTTTCATCAACCAATGTATCCACTCGTAAAACCTAGAGTAAATGTTATTTCAAAGAATAAAAATGTAGTGTTCATTCTTGTGTAACAGTTAACTTTCTTAAAGAATTTAATACTTTGTTAAAAATTGATATAGGTTTTCATTATGGAAGTAAATTGTAGGTGGCAGAAAGTTATATAAATATGTTAAATTTAAAACATTATTTTATTAAATTATTTTATTAAATTATTTTATTAAATTATTTTATTAAATTATTTTATTAAATTATTTTATTAAATTATTTTATTAAATTTTTTTACATAAAGGATATTCATACTTATGCAATAGTAATATGCAGTTTTATGCATATTTGACAATTTGTTACAATTTTACACCTTTTAACATTTAAAACGTCTACTTGCGAATTAAATATAAAAGATTGAGTCATTAACTCGGTAAAATCAACTGATAGTTCAACTTTACTATGCTTTCGCATATGAAGAACGAATAGGTTTAAATGCTTATTGTCTTTCTTTATGTAAGCAATAATATTTAAATATATTCATTATATTTATTGCTGAATTAGCATCTCGTGTCTTAAATGCTGTTTGTTTGTTTTCGGAACTCAATCATTTTTGACAACATAGATGTCTAAAGGTTTTTTTATTATTATGTTTCATATAATTTAAATCTTCTAAACAAACACTACACTTTTTACTTGTATTATATTCGCGTATTGATATTGTTTCATATTGTTTTTCTATTAATTTTCTTATACCTTTATTTTTGGTAGGCATAAATGTTTCATTTGACTACTTCTACTCCAATCACCATAAGCAATCACTATATCATCACCAAATACATTTTTAATATTATTCATAAATTTATCTTCTGATTTACGAGAATAAACAAATTGTCTCCATTTCATTTGTCTCCATAAATCTGTTATATAAAAGTCTTGTAATTCATTAGTTAATTTTGTTTTTTCTTTAATATAATCTTTAAATTTTTAGAAAAGAAAAAGATGTAGATTTGGTAAAATTAAAAAATAATATAAGAAAAATAATAAATTCTATTTTAGAAGATACTTATAAAAATTTATTCAAAGGTAGTTATAATAAATCAAAAAAATATATTCCAAAAAAAAGTAGAAAAAAAACTTTAAAAAATTATAAATAAGTCGGCGTTTTAAATGTTAAAAGGTGTAAAACAATTTTATATTAATAAAATTGATTTTTAAGATGTTTAAATTTAAATGTCTTTTACACATCTGCAACGACTTGAAAATATTATTGATACAGAAAAATTAAATAATTTGCGAGAATTTTTAAAAAATATGAAATGGAATTATAAAGTTCCTGGTGGTTTTGTTACAAATTTTCCACAACGTAAAGTTAATACTTTTGGTAATGGTCAAGGCATAGATGATGATGGTAACTTAATAGGTAATAAATGGGAAACAACTTGTTGGACTGCTAAACAAACCCAAAATAATGTCACCTTAAAAACTAGCGTGGAAGCTTTACCTGAAGAATTATCAAAAATTGTTCCAGAAATAAAAAATTATTTAAAAACTGTGCTGCCAGAAATTAGGATGAACGATTATACTTTTAGTATTGGAGTTTGTAATCATTATACACAACCTGATATGACTATTGCAGCACATACAGATGACCAAGAATGGTATCCAAATGAAGTTGAAAATAAACCTATGTTTGCTTCATTAACATTTTATTTAGACGGAAAACCCAGCGAGGATAAATATTATTCAAGATTTCAACTTAAAAAAAATGAAAAATACGAAGATGTAAAATTAGAGGATAACAGTATTTTATTTATGAATTCAAGTATTCCTCATAGGGTTTTAAAACATAAAAAAAAAGATGAAAAATTTTTCAGACCAAGAATTAATATTACATTAAGATCAACTTTTGATCCAAAAATTAATCCACTTATGAATTATATGTCAGTAGCAAATCATAGTAGATATTATAGACAACCATTAGAATTAATTGTTGCAGAAAATTTTGATTTATCAAAAATTGATGATATGGTTGAATGTTATAATATATTTTGTCTGCGAAATGATTATAAACTAATTAAAATTTCAACAAATAAATTGCATAATATTAAAAATAATTTTAAAAATAAATATAATAATTATATTAAAAAATATAATTTACATACAATTAAATATAAATGCAATATGGTCACTGAAGCTTTACAAGATATATGTGATTTATTTAAGTAAAATAATTTAAACATAATATTATAATGGGTATTGGTAATTCTAAAAATATTTATGATAATTTTTAAACGAGGATATTATTGTTGAAGATTGATCTTTAAGTCTTTTCGACTCAACTTCCTGATTCGCTTGAATTTCCTCCAAACTTACAGTTGAAGGTGATTCATTATTTGAGTTCCATAGATTATTTACTTGAATTGAACAGTCTGTTGAACTATGGTGCTTACTATTCTGGACATTGCTACTAAAAAGAAATGTCTTCTTCGCAGAGCGTTGCTTCTTATTACGATTTTTCCCATTATAAGTGCTATGTAATTTTTTTTCGAAATGATTACAATTTTTTTTTTATAAATTTTTATTACATTAAATTTACAATATTGAACAGGTTTTTTTAGAGGACATAATAATATCTCCATGTCTTCTATATAACTTTTCTTCAATGATATTATCAGGTGGTACTATTCTATGGATTGGTCTAAGATTTGGAGGTCTATCTGTTTTTATAGATTAACTTTTCATATTTATCAATTTACTTATTTTCATTTTATTTATATCCAAAGAAAAAAATATTATTATTTATTTTCTTTGTTTTCAATTTGCTATTTATAATTATGCATTTTTTAACAATTATCTGGAAATTTCATAAATATTATTAAGTAATTCAAAATTATCTTTACTTTCGTTATATCCCATTCCATTTGGTTTGAATTTACGATGATTAAATAATTCTTTATAAGCAGATAATAATTTTTTGAAGTTATAATATCTATTACTATGTTCCATAACACTATACATTTCAATACCATAACATAATGATAAATCAGATTTACTATTTATTTCATCTACTTTTTTTATATCATCTTCAGTTATTGGATCATTTATATTTTTTTTTAATTGTCCTCCTAACCAAAAATGTGTAGATGGTTCTCCATTATCTAATAAACTATATCCACCTGATTTTAATAAATCATTTAGAGCATATGTATTTGTGTTATATATATATATTATAATTATTGATAATTTTACATCTTTAAAAAATTCTTTTTCGTATTCATCTAAATTATTTAAATTATTTTCTGAATTATTAAATAGAGAAAATAATTCTGATAAAGATGGATTTTCTGATAATACAATATTCATATTATATATAATACATAGTTTGTTTTTAAATCAATTTTAATATTAAGTAAATATCTAATAGTAATTATATAAAGAATTCTAAAAAAAATAAAAAATCTAAAAAATCGAAATGTTTAGTTAAATCATTAAAAAAAGGTAGAAAAGATAATAGACTTAAAAAAAAGCATTAAATATAGCTAATAAAAAACATTAAAAAGAAGCTCTAATAAATTAATTAATTCGAAATCTTTGTGAAAATATAAAAACTGAAAATATTGATATAAAAAAAAGATGATTTTATTATTATAGAGAATAATTCATATTATACAAATTCATTTGAGGAGTGCGTTAATAAATTTGATGATTGTAATACGTCTTATTCACTAGATGAACAAGATATTTAAAGTATCTTTGCTACTTATAAAGTAGAATTTTGAACTAAATATAAAACTATGCATATTATAGGAGAATTAAATAAAAAAATTGAAATTTAATTCTTTTATAGTAATTTTATTAATATAAATATTAATATTATATTTTTTAAAGATAAATCATTTAAAATTGATTTATATATATTATAATATATAATATGGATTCAAAAAAAAAAAAACTTGGACAATATTTTACAAAAAATGAAATACTTCAGGATATAGTATATAAATTAATATTAAATAGTCCAAATAAAATTCTTGAACCATCTGTTGGTAGAGGTGATCTTGTAAATTATGTTAAAATAAAAAGTACTAATGTAAAATTTGATATGTATGAGATTGATGAAACAATTAATCATTTAGATAATATTAATAAAGATGATATAATTTATGGAGATTTTCTAAAAAAAGAAGTAAATAATAAATATGAAACAATTATAGGAAATCCTCCATTTTATAATACAAAAGGAATTCGTAATATATATATAGATTTTATAGAAAAATGTTATAATTTATTAATTGATAACGGTGAATTAATATTTATAGTTCCAAGTGATTTTATTAAATTAACATCTTCTGCTAAATTAATTAATGATATGATAAGCAATGGAACATTTACACATATACATCATCCAAATACAGAAAGTTTATTTGATAATGCTAGTATAGATATTATTATATTTAGATACTGTAAAAATAAAAATTTAGATAATAAAGTGAAATACTATACAGAATTAAATGATAAAGATGTAAATGAATGGGATGATAAATATTTAATTAATAGTAATGGTATTATAACACTTAATGATAATAATGAAATAAATTTAGAAAAAATAAATAATTATTTTAATGTATATGTAGGAATGGTTTCCGGTAAGGAAGAAGTATTTAAAAATGATAAATTAGGAAATATTAAAATATTAAATAAAAAAAATAAAATAGATAACTATATCTATTTAAAAAATTTTCCAAGTAATAATGAGGAATTAAATAGTTATTTATTAAAAAATAAAGATATTTTATTAAAAAGAAAAATAAAAAAATTTAATGAAAACAATTTTTATGAATGGGGAGCACCAAGAAATATTACAAATATTGAAAAAAATTATAACAAAAAATGTATATATATACAAACATTAACTCGTGATAATAATGTAGTATTTATTGATAAAGTGCAATATTTTGGAGGTTCATTAATTATGCTTATTCCTAAAAATGATAATATTAATTTAGATAAAATTATAAATTATTTTAATAGCAATAATTTTAAAAAAAATTATTTATATTCAGGACGTTTTAAAATTGGTCATAAACAAATTTCAAATCATTTATTAAATATTTCTAATTTCATTTAAAAATTGTTCTCTCCAACTCGGTTTAGGTTTTTGTATTATTTGTATAAAGTTATTTTTAATATCATCAATTTTTTTATAAACAAAATTTATATTATCAATCCATTTTATTTGAAAAGGTAAATTATTTATATTAGGAGTTAATTTAGTTAATCCTTTAAAACTATTACATATAATTTGGTTTGTATTATTTTTATTTACAACTAGAAAATAATAGTCTTTTTTATATTTTTTATTTAATTGATTATTTTTAATTTTAGTTATTAATAATTCAGACATTGTACCACTATTATGATAACTTGTTAAACATAATTCTTCATCTGTTAAAGCATATACACACATAGCCATATTACCTGTATTGTCTGATGTTATTGTTGTTGTTGATTTAAAATTTATAATCAAAAATCCATATTTGTAATCATATATTTTATAATCAAACCAATGTCTTGGTGGTGCTTTTTTTATTCTTTCCCCTATAATTTTAAATAATATATTATATATTGTTTCTTCATCTATACAACTATTAGTTCTTCCATCATCTAATAAATTAGAACAATTAAATTTATTGTTTTTTAGT